CTCGCGAATGTAGTTAAGAAAATGAGTATGACAGGAAAGAAGGGTGACATCATCCACATTCCTGCTCCTATTCGCGGTGATGCTCATGTTAAGGCACAAGCTACTGCCGTAACAATTCAAAGCAACGTAGAGAGCGAAGTGCAAATCGCGTTAGATAAGCACTACGAATACTCACGCATTATTGAAGATATTACAGAGACTCAAGCTCTTGCTTCGCTCCGTAATTTCTACACATCAGATGCGGGCTATGCTTTGTCTCGTCAAGTAGATACTGATCTATTTAATCTTGGCAAATCGTTTGGTACTGGTAACGGCACTTTATGGACTAACACTGCTGCTGCATTCTTCTGTGACGCCACTAACGGTCTTACAGCTTATGCAGACGACACTGTTACTACTGCTGACGTTTTCACTGATGCTTGTTTCCGTGACCTGATTCAGAAGCAGGATGACGCTGATGTCCCTATGGACAACCGTGCGTTTGTTATTCCTCCTTCATTGCGTAATACAATCATGGGAATAGAGCGTTATGTCTCGTCTGATTTTGTTAGCGGCGAGCCTGTTCAGAATGGCAAGATTGGCAACCTGTATGGTATTGATGTTTACATCTCTACTAACTGCCCTATTACTGAGCTTGCAAGTGCAAACGCAGCGGGTGGTCAAATTCGCGCAGCAATGCTCGTGCATACAGATACTATGATTCTTGCAGAGCAAGTTGGTGTTCGTTCACAGACTCAGTACAAGCAGGAGTTCCTCGGAACACTGTATACTGCTGATACTCTGTACGGCGTCAAGACTTACCGTCCTGACAGCGGCTTCATCATGGCTGTTAACGGCTAAACGGAGATGGGGGTGGGGAAACCTGCCCCCTTATCTTATGCGTAATCAAGATCCAAAATTAACCAAGCTCGGATTAAGTGGGTATAATAAACCCAAAAAGACCCCTAACCATCCCACAAAGAGCCATGTTGTATTGGCTAAAGTCGGAGATGAAATCAAGACTGTCCGCTTCGGGCAGCAGGGCGTAACGGGTGCAGGGAGTAATCCCAAGACTGCCAAAGACAAAGCGCGAAAGAAATCATACTACGCTAGGCATAACGCTCAAGACTCAAGCCCAACTAAACTATCAGCTCGCTATTGGTCACATAAGACCAAGTGGTAATTACAGGAATTTAACATGGCAACGATAGTAACCAAGAACAGCTCAACCGCTTCAGCCGTACCAACTACGAGTGACTTGGTTCAGGGCGAACTCGCGGTCAATGTAACTGACAAGAGACTATTCACAGAGAATGCGTCTACACAGATTGTAGAGTTAGGCACTAATCCTTCTACTGTCACAACCACGACCGCGACTGTATCCGGTACTCTAACCGCCAACGGCACGTTTGCATCTAGCAACGCAGTCGTTACAGGCGGCACAATCAACTCTACGCCTATTGGTGCGACAACCGCATCTACGGTAAGGGGTAGCACAGTAACGGCCACCACGGGCTTTGTAGGCGGTCTGACGGGCAATGTAGTCGGTAACGTCACAGGAAACGTCACTGGTAATATCACAGGCATTGTTACAGGTAATGTAACTGGCAACGTAACAGGTGATGTCACTGGTAATATAACCGCATCATCAGGCACTTCTACGTTCACTAACGTCACTATTAATGGTGGCTTAGACATGAATGCGGGAACATCTGCAACTATCACCAACCTCGCGTCTCCTACTAACACTAATGACGCAGCTACCAAAGGCTATGTAGATACAGCAGATGCCACTAAGTTAAACCTATCTGGCGGCACTATGTCAGGTGTTATTGCTATGGGTGCGGCTAAGATTACAGGTCTAGCCGATCCTACCGCAGCACAAGACGCAGCCACTAAGATATATGTAGACAACTCTGTACAAGGATTGGACGCGAAAGCATCGTGTCGTGCAGGTACTACAGCTAACATCACTCTCAGCGGCGCACAGACTATAGACGGCGTTTCTGTTGTAGCAGGTGATCGAGTCCTCGTTAAAGATCAAACTAGCGCGGCAGAGAATGGAATATACATTGCAGCAGCTAGTGGATGGGCGCGTTCAGCAGACGCTAATACTTGGGACGAACTAGTCAATGCTTATAGCTTTGTAGAAGATGGCACAGCTAATGCGAACAACGGCTTTGTGGCTTCTATAGTTGCAGGTGGCACGTTAGGTAGCACAGCAGTGACTTGGGTTCAGTTCTCAGGAGCGGGTCAGGTTATTGCGGGTGCAGGTATGACCAAATCAGGCAACACGCTTGATGTCGGTACTGCCGCTGCTTCGCGAATAGTCGTCAACGCAGATAATATTGACCTAGCAACAAGCGGTGTTACAGCAGATACCTACAGGTCGGTGACTACAGATGCCTATGGTCGTATTACAGGCGGTACTAATCCGACTACTGTTAGTGGTTACGGATTAACAGATGTCTTTACTAAGACAGAAATCAACACATCCCTCGCGACAAAGCTAAACCTGACAGGCGGTACAATGTCGGGCGCGATAGCAATGGGAACTAACAAGATCACAGGAGCAGGTGACCCTACTGCTGCTCAAGACGTAGCCACGAAAGCCTACACAGATTCCGTGTTAGGCAGCTCTACTTCAGCAGCGGCATCAGCCGCAGCAGCAGCTACGTCGGCGTCCAATGCTTCTACCTCTGCTAGTAACGCAGCTACCTCTGAGACTAACGCAGGTAGCTCCGCCTCCGCAGCAGCGGGGTCTGCCTCGGCAGCAGCGGCTTCTTTTGACCAGTTCGATGACATCTATCTCGGCGCTAAGTCCTCTGCTCCTACCGTAGACAATGATGGCAACGCTTTAGCCACAGGTGCTTTATATTTCAACACTGTCTCTAACACGATGTTTGTCTACTCAGGCTCGTCTTGGGCAGCGGCAGGCAGTGCAGTAAACGGAACGGCAGAGCGTCAGGAGTATGTCGCTACGTCAGGTCAGACCAACTTCTCAGCTACCTACGATGTTGGCTTTGTAGATGTCTACCTAAACGGCTCTAAGCTAATCCCGACTACTGACTTCACAGCCACTAACGGCGCAACAGTCATACTGACCACCGGAGCGGTTACAGGCGATAACGTCTCTATCATTGCCTACGGTGCGTTCAATGTTGCTGATGTCTACACACAAGCTCAGAGTGACGCTCGTTACGCGCAGATAGCAAACGTCTATAACAAGACTGACAGTGATGCTCGATACACGCAGCAGGCTAATAACCTTTCTGATCTTGATAGCGCAGCCACGGCTTTGACTAACCTTGGTCTGACTGCTACGGCGGCTGAGCTAAACTACACAGATGGCGTTACGTCTAACATTCAAACTCAGATAGACAACATTGACGCTTTGCCAAGTCAAACAGGTAATGCTGATAAGTTCTTAACTACAAATGGAAGTGCGGCATCTTGGGGCGAAGTATCTTCAAGTCCAACATTAGAAGCAGTAGCATCTGGCACTTTAGCTAATGGAGACACAATAATTGTTAACGCTAATGGAACTGTTAGCGCAGTTACTGAAGTAGATGCGCCGACTTGGACTGCTACTGCGGCGTATACTAGCAGCAATGGTTTATATACTGCTTTGCTCTACGTCCCAAACACCAATAAGGTTGTTGTCGCTTTTCAAGATAATAGTAATGGGCAGTACGGAACAGCAATAGTAGGAGTGATTTCTGGGTCTATTATTAATTGGGGTACTCCTTATGTTTACGAAAGCTCCGCTACTGGAGAGAATACGCAACTGAGTTATTCTCCAGTTTTAGATAAAGTAGTTGTTTTCTACGGACATAATGGCAATGGAAATCTAAGAGGAAGAGTGGGTACTATTTCGGGAGACACAATATCTTTCGGGTCAGCAACAGTTAGTTTAGACCCAATTACAAACGCCTCAAATGTTTTGTCTGTGTCATACGACTCCACAGCAGATAAATTTTTAGTTTGCGGAAGATCAACATCTAACTATTTAAAAGCAGTGGTTGCCACAGTGTCTGCCACTACAATAACTTATGGAGCAATAGGCACTATTGAAAGTAATAGCATAACACTTATCTCTGCTTCCTATAATTCGGCTGAAAATAAACATTTAGTAGCGTGGAAAAGTAACGTAACAGATTATGGAAACGCAAAGTTAGTCACTATTTCTGGAACAGGCTTTTCATCATCTACAGCTACAGTCTTTAACAGTTCAAATGTGTATGCCGTTAGGACTGCTTATGAGGCAGCTTCAGAGACGGTTGTTATTGTTTATTGCCCTGCAAGTTCTGCGGATGTTAGGGCGCGCGCTGTAGATATGAGTAGTGCTAATGGAACTTTTGGAACTGAAGTCACGATTGATAGTGCTAGTCAAGGAAGAGCGCAAGCTACTTCAAATAATAATGATAAAATTTATACCACTTATAATGCAAAAATAGCTCCTCTTACAGTTTCTGGAACGACTATCACCGTAGGAACGCCTGCAACTTTAAGTGCGGCAGATCATTTGGCAATAGGTTTAGTATACAACTCTTTATCAGATAATTATGTGGCAATATGGACTCTCAATAATCCATATAATGGTATTTACAATATATTTACCGCTACAGCAACAACATTAACAGCAGAAAATTATATAGGTATATCTGACGCAGCTTACTCAAACGGATCTACCGCTAAAATTCAAATTGTTGGCTCTGTAGATGACGCTCAGAGTGGTTTAACGGCAGGGCAAAGTTATTATATTGCAAAAAACGGAGATTTATCTCTATCGCCATCTGCGATTTCAGTAGTTGCAGGGACAGCCGTATCAGCAACTAAAATAATCGTTAAAGGATAAGATATGAAAACTATTATTGACGAAGACAACTGCTCAAAGTATTTATTCTCTGACGACAAGATTGTTACCGTTAAAGCTGATTGCGTTGAGGTCGGCGCTCCAGTTCAGTTTATGATTGGTGACTTAAACTCTAGCAACGCTACTCTGGTCAAAAACGTGACTGAGCCAGACGATTGGTACGGTTGTAAATATAACTACGTCAATGACGCGTGGGAGTTATGTCCTGATTGGGTTGATCCACGAATAGAAGAGGTATAACGATGAGCAATTCAAGAGACATAGCCGATAGCGCGGCAACTATAAATTTTATAGACAGTGTTACCTCTAATGTGCAGACGCAACTGAACACAGCGACAGCCGCTATTGCTACTAATACTTCAGCGATTAGCAATATCTCTGTGACCAACGGCTCATTGACCAAGACCTTCACAAACGGCGAGGTTGCATCAATCTCACTGACCAGTAATGTTCTTGTGCCTAATGTGTCTGTGACTAAAGAAGTACCGCAGTCAGGAGCGACCAATAACACTTGG